CCCTCAACAAGCACAAGACAAGACAAAGCAATAAGACATAGCAATACACACAGCCATACACACAGCCATACACACAGCCATACACACAGCCATACACATGGCGTTGTTCATGGCGTTGTTCATGGCAATGCTATGGGGGAAGGGCGGGGCTTGGATTGGTCGATTAGGGGCAAACCTTTTTAACCCCTAAAACCTTATTCAACTTACTTATTCAACTTACTAATTCAAAATCAGTTCAACTTAATTCAATTCATCCCGTACTTCAGGGCGTAGGTAAAAGACTTGAATAACATCCAAACCCAATGCCCTGCAATACGTATTCCTCTCTGCGAACTTCCCGGCCAAATGACAGGCGAACATATGCTTTCTGTAGTGGTTGATAAAAGGAGACCTCGATATCGCAGCCATTACCTACCACCCATAAGTTTAACAACGATAGCCCAACCAAGAGCCACCAATAAAATAACCCACATTATCTTGTAGGACACCGCATCTGATACCTTCAAGAAGTGGAACAACAATTCAATGAACCTCATAGAGTGTCCTTATAATAATAATGAGTCCGTTAGAACTCATCTCTATACCCGGCTGTACCAAGTATTTCACTTCACAGCGATACACCGTCCACACCTTCGAGATATGACCACCGCCTTATTCCTTGTCTGACTTAACTGTCTTATTCTGAACTATCTTCTTCTTGGCTACAGGTTTAGCTTCTTCATACTGAGACATGAACATATCTATGATAGCCCTGTACTGCACTGCCAATTCTGGTGAACGTTCAGCATCGGTACTCATCTTCAAAAGAGTTTCTTTGAGTTTATGTGCATTGTGACCTTTGGCTGCAGGAAACTGAGATAGACGATTAATTTTACGTTTGAATACTTTATTAGACATAATTAGCTCCTCAACGGGCTGTAGTTAAACGAAAGGGGTTGTACTTGATAAATGATAAGCGTAAGACCCTCCCGTTTAAGAGAGGGCCATACAAGAGCTCTGAGCTATACTTAAGCAGGGTCGCTCATAGACGTTACGTAAGTTCCGCCGTTCACGATGAACAGAATGTCTGCTCCGGGTGCTGGTTCATGAACTTCACCGTTACCCTTGTATAGGCCAATAGGGGTCCCGTCAGTGAGCTCAGTGGCAGTTGTAGCTGTTGAAGCAGCCAAGAGGATACCTACTTCGCCTTCAGCGTAAGTATCGACACCGGCGTTATCAGCGATGATTTTGTCCACTGCTTCTTTCAATGGAACCTTAACGTGATAACCCGCTGCATCTGTATCTTCCATTTGAGCTTCAAGAGCGCGAATTGCAGTGTATGCCTGAGTTGCTGTTGCGTTAGCCATGATATTTTTCCTTATCCAACGAATAAATGTGCTACTGCTGAACCCGTTTCAACGTAGCTATAAACTTGCATAGTAGAAGGTGTTCCTAAGGAATGACTACCACCCGCCACCAATTCTAAACCGTAAGTCTTTATAACAAGACCTGCGTCTGTTTGTTGTTGTGCTGTCCAATCGGCAGGGTCGTCTGGAAAGAAACCCTGATTCAAGTCTAACACATCAATAGGTATAGGACCAAACCAAAAGTAAATTGCTTTGTTGTCTCTATTCTGTACTTCGATGTACTTTATTCTAGGTCGGGCTTCTGTAACCCGTGTAACCCCTTGACCATACACCCGACCTACCGACCGTATTGTAGTAGCCTGAAGTTTAAGTTGTGTCACTTATTTCTTCCTTATAACTAATTGAGGCATGAACAGACCAAGGAGAAGAAACACTACGGCACCCATAGAGGCTTGCCAATAGGGTATCCCTTCCTTGTACTCCAGCACTTCTGCGTGTATCTCACGTTGCTTTTGAGTAGTATCTGTATTTACGTTTAAAGTAGAGTTCTCCAAATCGATATCATCGAACTTCGGTGCGACCTCTAACTCGTCTCCTAATTGTACTTCTTGTTCTTTATCGCCAGCCACAATCTCTGTATCAACACTGAGGCCGCTTTTATCTGAACCTAACCCTATGGCACCCAGAGCTGCATCCGTTGCCATTCCTGACAATCCTGAGCAGCCCGTTAGTGTCAGGCATAGGATGAGTAAAACTTTCTTCATCTTATCGCCTTACATCTCGCTAATGAACCATGTCTACGTTTATGGCCTCGACCACCTTTCTTAATACCCGGTGCTCCCCATTCAGCCATAATGTCATCGACTTCTTTATCAAGCTTACGTTCAGCCATTTTACGTTCGTCTTGGACAACTGATTCGGCCCAGTACCCACAAGCACCAGCCAAAGCATCTAATCTATCGTCATGAGATAGTGAAGCTTTGTCACGAGTTATCTTTCTCATCTGATGCCATAGACTGTAGATACGCTTCCTCTCAGCCGGATAGTGGCGTGATAGGTGTGCATCCTTCTCAATCATGTCGACATTGATGATTAATTGGTGACGACGCATTAGAGGCTCTAACGTGTCAATGATACGTAGTTCCTTCTGACCTGCGGCCCAAGAAGTTTCGATAGAAGGCCCACCCTTAGCTTTAGCAATCTCCATATGAGCTTTATGCGCTGCCGGGTCAGATTTCTCCATCTCTTCGTAGTACAGGTTAATTTCTTTCTTGATAGCACTAGCTAACATTTCACCACCGAAGTTACGTTCAATCTCAATATGATTGACTCTGTGCTTATATGCTAGTGAAGCAAGCTTACGGTATTCGCCTTCTGCTTCATCAGGATTAGGAACGAATGCTTCCATATCCATGAAGAAGACCATACCATTCAAGAAGTATGTCACTACACCTACCATTTCATCGGCACCTTTGGCACCAGCGTTCTGACCACCACCCGCTGTATCAATGAACATCATTCGCCCAGTATAAGGCAATTGCTCATCTTCGACTTTGGCTGCATAATGGAACTCATAGTTTTCTGAACCTACGCCCAGAGTAACACGAGTATCGTTAGTTGGTTGCCATAAATAACCGACTGAGGTTTGGTCTTCTGACAGGTTTGCAAAGATAGCATGTTTCTCACGTAAGGGATAACGTGCAGCATCCATCAATGCAGTATCAAGCATGTGCTGTAACTGAAAGTAAGCCGGGCCTTGGTCAATTTCCTTGGCCACAAGAATCTCTTCCGGTACTAAGATAGGGTCAACTGCATGACCTCTGTCTGATAAAACTCCTGCCCCTGTTCTTAACTCAGGGTGCTCATTCAACATATTCTTAATGAATGGTGCTAAGTGAGTACCGTAGTTCTTCTCTTCCTTCTCAGTAGGGAATCTACCCGGCCAGATACGAATATCAAATCCACGTCCCGGTAATGTGTTATATACAGAATCAGTAGACTGAGGTGTACCTAAATAGATGATGTCACCTTTCTGGTTGATAGAGGTAAAGTCACGAGACTTATGTAAGAGCAAGTCACGTTGAGTCTCTGTAAGGGCATTCTTAGATGATTCGATATCGTCAGCTATTAGTACTGAGGCACGACGCCCCTGCATGTTTGCTGTGATACCCATACACGCCACGGAAGGAGATTTGTTATATCCTTTAAGCTGTTTATGTACGTCATAGGCTTTAGTCGATTGGCGGTCATCTGCTGCTGGACGTAAACATTCAAGTATGTCCCAGTCACCGATGATGTCAATGATACCATTCGATATCTCGTTAGCCATATCACCACCAGCCGAGAAGATTAAGATAATCTCTGAGGGGTCATGAATTAAACGCCATACAGCGTAGAAAGATGTTATAGTAGTTTTAGCTTGTGAACGTTGAGCCTGTATCATTCTGTACTTCGGCCCATACTGCAAGTAATTACCTATATCCAACTGAACGTCAGTACAGGTAAAGCCCATAAGTTCTTCTATTCCTTCTGCGAGAAATTCTTCAAACACGGGATACATTTCTTGTAACTGTTCTAGCCTCGTCCATCGGTCGAGTGCTTCTGCTGCATTACTCATAATATTAACTCCAATGATTAATCAAGAGCCTTCGTAAAGACTCTTTGTTAATTACTGTTGCTTCACTTTGTCCATAGCCTCTTGGCGTGCTGCCGCCATTTTAGCCTTACGTGCTTTGTTAGCTTCACGCTTCTTAGCTACTTCATCTTCAAGGTTCGCTACCTCTACCGATTGTTCGGCAGTCGCGGTAATCTCATTATCCTTGAGGAATTTTATTGCTGTTGCTAAGAGCTGAGGTGATGCGTCATACTCTTCGATTAGAATAGGATTACCGTCATCATCTAAAAGCACTTCACCGTCATGGTCGAACTGAGGTAACATTACCGTATGCCCAACCTGCGCTGATAAAACTTGTGCTACTAACGCATGTAAACCGCCTAGCACACCTTCTTTAGCTGCACCTTTACTCATTGTTACATACCTCCCTAATCCATTTCCAGAGTAAATAAGCTCCCTGTAAACCTAAATAGATAAGGGTACAGATATGTACAACATCACTAATTTGCACCCCAAAGAGTTGGACACCCTGCACAGCAATTGCGGGAGATGCTTTCATTACCTCTTGAACAATCACTTGTGTAGTGTCACTCATGTCTATTCCTTATTTAATCATGTCAGCAATAGCCGCCTTTAATTCGACTTCATCCTGAGCATTATCTATACTGATTTGAACTACCGCATTAACATCACGGATAGCTTGACGTTTGGCCTCTATCTCAATGATAGGCGTACCGGGGATTTGCATCATGATAGCTTTATCATGCGGTTCCATTTGCTTGTCACGGTCGGCCTTACGGATACCATGAGCAAATTCTTTGGCTTTCGCCATATCTATTTTAATCACGTATGACCGCCTATTCGTACTTATCTGAACTGTTACCAAAACCATCCGTTAAGCTAGAATCGTCTACAGTCCAAGCCCAACGGAAAGTATAATCAGAAGGTAACTCAGACTCATCGATTATCTTGTAGGCTTTGCCATGTTTAACAGCTTGACGAGCAGCTTTATGAACATCATGACCTTCGCCTGGTCTTGTTATCAAAAGCGTACCATCTTCTGCTTTATGAATAATTACTTTTCCCATTGACTAACCCTTAATAAAAAATTGTTACCGCTACGCTTGACGAGTTTTCTCCAGTTCCACTACTGTTACTGGTAATTACAGTAAAAGAAGTAGATGTTATCGAACCAGCAAGAACCTGAGATGACGCGGAAGTTGAAGTAACTTGTATAATATAACCACTGGGTGCAGGTGAAGAAAGTGTAACGACGTATCTCCCGGTTATGGAATTGGTTACACTAGAGACTCCCAAGCTACGGTTAATGGTTGTAGTCGGACCGTCAAAGTTAACCCATGCTTGAGCTAATTGAGGCTGAAGTCCTGTAGTAGTAGGTAAAGATTCCCATACAGAGTTTATATACCCTTCCAGCACGTCGTCGTCGGTATTGTAACGTAAATCTCCATTAACTGCTGTATCACGTTGAGCCACAGTACCTGAAGGTAGCCTTGCTTGTCCATTTGCACTAGTGGCTTCTATACCAGCTAGGTTCGACCAACTAGTACCGTTATAACCTTCAAAGGCTACTAAGTCCGTATTAAAACGTAAGTCACCTGTATTAGCTGCATCACGTTGAGCAGTTGTACCCTTAGGCAACTTAGCCTGACCAGTCAAGCTAGTAATCTGTACGCCATTAATAGAGAACCACGCCCACTCGTTATCAACAGGGTTCCAATAGAACTGGTCATCCTTTTGTACAACGAGAGTCTGTGAGCCATTATCCATAGTACCACCAACGGTAACTACGTAAAGGTCTGCACGAACAACACCGCCAACTGGTACAGGTTCAGTAGGGAATAATCCACCTGAAGCATCCCAGTTACCTTTAGGCAATAAAGCCTCTTTAACGATGTCTGCATAACCTGCGGCTAATATCTCTGAAGCTGATGCGTTATTTTCTGATACCAGAGCTGCTGCTGCACTTATTGCTGCATTAGTCTCTGCTGTCTGCGCATCAGTAACGGCTGTCAATGAGGCAGCGAATGTCATAGCATCTTGCGGATTAACCGGGTCTTTAAGATTGATAATACCGAAACCGGACATATCCAAGTCTTGGCCTGCACCACGAGAGACGAACCCGTCGATAGATTCATGCTGTAGCATTACTGCTTGTCTGTTAGAGTCATCAAGATTCTGCTCAATAACCAATGCACCATTTTGGTAATCATGGATGAGCTTATCATTAGGTACGATACGACGTACCAATACTTCAACACCAACACCAGGAGCAGCCGCTAAACGAACTGAACCACCCGCATTAATAAAAGTTAAAGTGTTTTGAGCTTCTTCAACACCATCCAAGAAAACATGGATATGGTCTGTTGAAATATAACCCAAAGTAAAATCCAAGACGAAATCAGTATTTATACCGTCGCCTATGTACGTTTGTGCCGATAACGCCATGTTAAAATTCCTTTAAGTTTCTCTAAGGAGTGGCAGAAAAAGGGAATTTACATCCCCTCTTTCAAACCATTTATTAAAGCACTTACACCGCCAATATTACTAAACGGAGTTAAAGTAGTTATTGTACTTACGTCGCCTTTAGAACCTTCACCAGTAGATAGGTTATAAACAGCTTGTGGAGCATTCATTCCAGCTTCAACTAAACTGAAGACAGGATTGGATACATCAGCCTGACGTCCGAACGTATTGTCTTGACCCATCATTCCCATTGTGGTGGTATACATATCAGGTAATAGACCTGCTGGTGACGACATCTGCATTATATTTAACACGTGGTCTTCAGTAGTCAACTTTGAGGTATCCTTATTCTGAAGAGTTAGTTTAAGATTATATGCTAATATCGCAGCCGAAGTAGAGTACAAGAATACAGGACCAGCATTACCACTTCTGATACCACGAGCTAACTGTTTACCCATAGCTGCAACCGGATAATTACGGAACTGTAGGAAGAGTTTGGCCAAAGTGCCATCCATCCAATAACTGTTTTCACCTGCTAATGTACGTTGAACAACTTGGTGCATGTGACGGTTCATTGATACTGCGAAGTTCTCTGCTGCTTTAGGATTCCAAGACGCTAAGTTCAACCCGTCTAATCCACCATTAGCATTGAAAGTAACATCACCTGAATCAATACGCTTCTGTATCTCTTTTAGTGTAGCTTTCTCCATTCCAATCTCTTCTAAGAACTTGGTATCGAACTTACCTTCTTTCACTAAACGGGCTACCTTAGCAGCACCTAGAGTTACAGCCATACGTTGTTGATGACGTTTAATCGCATTGTTACCTGACAACATTCCATTCAGATATTGAGCACGAGCTGAGATATCATCATATCCTTTAAGCAGCTTATTAGTAGTGGCATCGCCAGCATCTTCTAAGCGAACATAAGGAGCATACAGAATCTCTTCTTGTCCAACTTTACCCATTAATGATTGCATGTCTTGTAATACCTCACCTTCAAAATCTCTTGCGAAATTCTTTGGGCTAAGGAACTTCAGGTTCTTCATTGTATCTTGTATACCGACTTGAGCAAGGATAGGACCATACTCAGCTAACTGGGCCATACCCATACCACCAAGCATAGACACTGAAGCAAAGTCCATAAATCGACGTATACCTTTATTCACACCTTGACCATCGGCAGGACGTGATAACAACTGATTATAAACCGACTGCATAGAACGGTCAATCAAGTCTGTGTCTTCACCTAATTCAGATGCCTGTTTAAGTGCTGCTTCTTTGATACGGTCAAAGTCTGCTTCTGACTTAATACCCTTCTTGGCCATAGCCACACGACCAGCCATTT